AAGCTCGCCAGCCACAACCCCGGCCGGCCCGCGACCGCCTTCGGCGTGTTCATGGGCTCGGTGGTCCGGCGCATCGCTGCCGGGATGCACCTGCCTTATGAGCTGCTCCTGAAAGACTTCTCCAAAACCAACTATTCGAGCGCCCGCGCGGCGTTGTTGGAAGCCTGGCGCTTTTTCCTCGGCCGCCGCCGCTGGCTCTCCGACATGTGGTTGCAACCCATCTACGAGCTGTGGATGGAAGAAGCGATTGCCCTCGGTCGCGTGCTCGCGCCCGGCTTTTATTCGAACAAATACGCTTGGCTCAAAAGCCGGTGGGTATTCGCTGGTCGCGGCTGGGTCGATCCGGTGAAAGAAGCGACCGCCGCCAAGCTGCGGCTGGAAGATTTGTCCACCTTAGAAATGGAATGCGCGGAACAGGGGCTGGACTGGGAAGACGTGCTGGAGCAGCAAGCCCGAGAGCGGTCCCGCCGCCAAAAATTGGGCCTCCCGGAGCCCGGCGCAACGGCATCAACAGCGCCGCCACCCGAGCCGGACGACGACGAAGCGCCAGCCGGCCAAAACAGCCAGGAGCCCGCCGATGCGTGACCAGAACTTGAAGGCCGCTGACACGCTGCTCGCGCTGGCGCTGATGCCCGGAACCGCCGTCGAGGGCGACTTGCTGCACGCGATTTCGGCGAGCGGTCCGGCCGCCTATATGACCGCGCCACCGAAGCGCCAGTCCGCCGGCTACCGGTTGGAAGGTCCGGTCGCGGTGATCGAAATCTTTGGTCCGCTCGTCCACCGCACGACCTTAGATTGGGGCGGGTGGACGCAGGGCTACCAGGACATTGCCACCCAGCTTTCCGCCGCCCTGGCCGACAGCGCGGTCAAGGTTATCGTCCTCTCCATCGACTCGCCCGGCGGAATGGCGGACGGCTGCGCGCAACTGGCCGAGCAGATCGCCGCCGCGCGCGGCATAAAGCCGATCCACGCTTGCGTCAACGATCTGGCGGCGTCGGGCGGGTACTGGATCGGCGCCGCCGCCGAAAAAGTGTCCGCCACCAAAACCAGCCGCGTCGGCTCCATCGGCGTGCGGGCCTTGCACATCGACATGTCCGGCGCGCTGGAGCAGGCCGGCTACCGGGTCACGGAAATTTTTGCGGGCGATCACAAGGTAGACGGCACCCCCTATGCCCCGCTGTCCGACGAGGCGCGCGCCGCTTTTCAGGCCAGCATCGATTACACCTACCGGCTGTTCATCTCCTCGGTCGCGACCAACCGCAACCTCGGTCGCGACGTGATTGCCGGAACCCAAGCCGCCGTATTCGACCCGCCCGAAGCCAAAAAAATCGGGCTGATCGACGCCATCGAAGACCCCGATACCGTGATTGCCCGTCTCGCGAACCGCTACGGCGGGCGCGCCAATCCCCAGCGGGCCGCCCCCCGCGCATCCAGGAGTTCCACCATGTCCGACGATCCCAACCGCTACCAAGCGGACGGCCCCATCATCACCCAAGCCCAACTCGACGCCGCTCGCGCCGAAGGCCGCGAATCCGGCCTCAAGGAAGGTCGCGACCGTTTATCCGCCGTGCTGAATTTGCCCGAAGCCGAAGGCCGCGAGGCGCAAGCCAAAGCCTTGGCGCTGACCACCGACCTCGATCCGGCCGCCTGCGCCGGAATCCTGAGCGCCGCTCCCAAGGCCGAGGCCGCGCAAGCTGCTCCCGCCCAGCAATCCGAATTCGCCGCGCACATGGCCGCGATCGGCAACCCGCAGATCGGACCGGACAGCGGGCAGGCCAGTCAGTCGCCAGATGCTGGGGCCAGGGCGTGGGGATACGCCTTCGCGCAGCAACAGTCCGCCTTAAAACAGTAAGGAGCCGCCGCAATGCCCAACGTATTCAACCAGGGAACGCCGCAATGGGCATTCCTGGCGTCCGAAGCCAACGACACCCGGTCGCGCACCCAAGGCGTGCTCGTGTCTGCCGCCGGAAACAATCTCAAATCGGGGACCGTGCTCGGCAAAGTCACCGCCAGCGGCAAGTACACGCTGCTCGCACCGGCAGCGGCCGACGGCAGCCAAGTCGCTGCCGCGATCTTGTGCTGGAACACCGACGCCACCGCCGCCGACAAGCGGACCGTCGTCGTGGACCGAGACGCCGAAGTGATCGATACGTTGCTGATCTGGCCCGCCGGCATCACCGATCCGCAAAAAGCGACCGCCCTCGGCCAGTTGGCCGCGCTCGGCATCAAGCTTCGCCAAGGAGACCCGCTGTAATGCCTGACACGATCATGAATATCTTCGATGGGGACGCCTTCAGTCACGTCTCCATGACGGCGGCGGCCAACCGCATCGTGCGTGTCCCCAAAATGCTGGGTCGACTCAACCTGTTCGAAGTGGACCGGATCACCACCCCGGACGTCGCGATTTCGATGGCCAAGGGACGCTTGAACCTGATCCCGACCACCGAACGCGGTGCGCCGCTCCCGTCCGCCACGCCCGACAAGCAGCAGCTTCGAATCGTCCGAACCCCGCGCGTGGCCAAGCAATCCACGCTCTACGCTCACGAAATCGGCAATCTGCGCGCTTACGAAGATGCGGTCTACGACGTGCAGAACCGCCCGACCCGAATCGCGGTGTCCGAACTCGATCAGGTCGCCAACATCATTTTGGCCCGCCAGATCAAGTTGCAAGCGGATTTGGAGTTCACGATGGAGTATCACCGCCTCGGTGCGGTGCAAGGGAAGCTACTGGATTCGGACGGCTCCCGCGTCATCTATGACTGGTTCGCTGAACTCGGCGTCGCGCAACCCGCCGAAATCGATTTCGACCTCGACAACGCCTCGCCGGCGAAAGGCGCGCTCCGGCAAAAGTGCATCGCGCTTACCCAAGCGGTGCGCAAGGCGCTGGACGGGCTGTGGATCGACGGCTATTCCTACCTGCTCGCGTTGACAGGCGATGCGTTCTGGGGCGCGTTTACTTCGCACGTTGAGGTGGACCCAACTTACGGCGTGTTCGTCAAATCGGTCGATCAGATGAACGCCCTGCAAAACTGGGGGCTGCCCGGCCAGTCGTTTCCGTTCGCCGGCATTCGGTGGGACAACTACGCCGGGTCCACCGACAACAAAGTCGCGGTCGGGACCGACAAGGTGATTTTTATCCCCGTCAACGTCCCCGGCCTGTACCGCCTCGCGCTCGCCCCAAGCGAGTTCTTCCCGTACATCAACACCCCAGGCAAGGATTTTTACTCCCTGCTCGTGCGGGATCTTGAGCGCAACGCCTGGGTCAAGCCGGAAATCTATAGCTACCCGCTGCACTACTGCACCGCGCCCGAAGCGCTGAATCGCGGCCGGATGACCTGATGCCCGCTCCATTTTGGCAAAAAACGGTAACCGCCTTTCCCGCAAACGCGGCGCTGGTCGATCCGATCCGCCAGCGCGAACGACGCTGGCGGCGCTGATGCTCGCTATTTTTATCGAAGCCGCCGCCACCATCGCCCAAGAGCTGGGCGAGGCGGCGACCTACGCCGTGGATGAGTCGGGCGAGACGATCAGTTTGCGCGCCATCGTGCGCCGCGACGTGCAAACCCCCATCGGGGGAATGGAATCCGCTGTTCAGGCGCGCCGCACCGTCATCCAGATCGAGCGGGCAAAACTCGCGGGCCACAAGCCGGTCCGCGACGACACCGTTACCGTCGGCGCGGAAACTTGGCGGGTGCTGGCCATCGAGAACGACGACGGTTACATGGTGCGGCTGAAGGTGGTTGAAACGACATGATCGCCGTCGAATTCGATCCGGCGCAGATCCAAGCGGTCCGCGAGCGGCTGGCGCACATCGTCAATGGCGCGGAGCGGGCGATGGCCCGCGCGCTGAACCGCACGGCGAGCAAAGCCAAGACGCTATCGAGCCGCGCGATTCGCAACGAGGTAAACCTTTCGGCGGCTTACGTCCGCGATAACCTAAAAGGCCCGGCCAACGGCGCGGCGTTCAAGGCGTTCCCCGGCAAACTCTCCGCTCGGCTCAGCACGCCGAAACGCGGCATTTTGCTGCGCAATTTCGTCACCAACGCCATCCCATCGGGTCCAGGTCGGCCCGCAACGCCGATTCGGGTTCGGGTAAAGGCCGTCGGGCCGACCGAGGTTTTGCGGAGCGGGTTTTACATCAAAACCCAAGCCAGCAACGCGATCACTCCGGCGGTCCGCAACGAGGTATTGCGCCAGCTCAATATGAAGCAAAAGCTCGATTCCGGGCCGTATACCGTGCTTCACGGGCCATCGCTGTCGCAAGTGTTCGCATCTGTGAAAGACGACATCTCTGGAGACATGAGCGGTTTGCTGGCCGTGAATTTCGAGCATGAAACCGAGTGGCTGCTCAACAAATATCCGCCGCCTGGCGATGACGGGGCGACCGAGGCATGAGCCGCGAAACGGTTTTGGCGGCTCTCGCTCAGCGGATCGGAGCGCGCCGCGCGCCGTGGCCGGAGATGGACGAAACCGACAGCGCGCCTTACACGCTGCTGATCGATGGCGCGGAGACGGTGACCCGGCGCGAGTACGGCGAGGCTTATATCGATTTGCAAGTGGAGGTTTGGCGGACGGCGAAAGCCGGTGACGACCAGCGCGCGACGGCGGCAAGCGGGACGCTGGAAACGCTGATCGCGCAGATTTACGGGACCGACCCGACGCTCGGCGGGGAATGTCTCGGGATGCGCTACGCCGAAGGCAACACGTTTTACCCGGCCGACGGAACCGACCTCGTTGGAGCAGCCGTTTCGTTCGTCCTGGAGTACGCGCGCCCCGAATAAGCAGGACGATCCGCCGCATCGTGCGGCCCGCCGAGAGGCGATTTATCCCAGTAGCTGGAGATTGCAATGGCAAAGATTTTGACAGCGCAAGCGATTTACTATGAAGCCGGCGTCACGCAATACCCGTTCGCCGCACTGACGAACAGCGGCGACAACAAAACGTGTGCC